TAACGTCATCGTTATGCCATATACCAATAACGCTCAGGCTGAGCTACAAGCTGTTAATGAAATTCTGGCGTCTATTGGTCAGGCGCCTGTTACCACCATTGAGGCACAGACCGTCACGTATGAGGATGGGTCTACTGTCGAAGCTGTAATCAACCCGGAAGTTGCAATTGCATATGAGACCTTAATGCAAGTCTCTCGGGAGGTACAGGCGGAGGGTTGGACATTTAACCGAGAGGCTGAATATCCACTTACACCTAATTCTAATGGCTATCTATCAATGACTGGTAGTATGCTACAAATAGATCTCAGTGATATATTTGAAAACAGTGACTATGATACTGTTGTAAGGAACAGTAGATTGTATGATCGAAAAGCTCATACAGATGTCTGGGATACTACTAAAACCTATAAGGTAGATGTAGTTTGGTATTATGACTTCATTGATCTACCACAGGTCTTTAAAGATTACATCATTGCAAAAGCTGCAACACGTTGTGCCATTAGGTTGGTTGGTGATGTAAACTTAGCTCAAACATTAGCTTCATTTGAAACATGGCGTAGAGCTAATGTAATGGAATATGAATGTAATGAAGGTGATTACACTATGTTTGGTTTCAAACAAGGTGATGGATTCTATAATAGCTATAAACCATTTAAGGCACTTGCACGATGACTTCAGTTTCTCAACGTATACCTAACTTCATTGGTGGTGTTTCTCAACAAGCTGATGAGAAGATGCTGTTGGGTCAAGTCAAAGAAGCAGTTAACTGCTACCCTGATATTACACTTGGTTTACTTAAAAGACCGGGTGGTAAGTTCCTTGGTAAGTTAGCTAGTCTGACAGCTAACACTGCTGATAATGCTTCATGGTTTAGTATCTTTCGTGATAACCAAGAGAAGTATATTGCTACCATTTCCTCTGCTGGTGTACCTAAGGTATGGGATCTATTAACTGGATCTGCTGCTACTGTATCTTATCCAGCTGGTAAGCAAGCATCTATTGAAAGTTATCTGACTGCTACTGATTACCGTAGCATCAAGACACTTACAATCAATGACTTTACGTATATTGTCAACAGTGAGAAGACAGTAACTGCTAAAGCTGCTCCTACCTTTAATGCTAACAGGCAAGCTACTATTATTGTTACTGCTGTAGATCATGACATTGCCTATAAAGTAACTATTGGTACACAAACTTTTACCTACACAACACCATCATCTAACTCTGGTAAGCTAACACTAGATCAGGTGATGGAAGGTATCTTGAATGCTATTACCACTGGGTATGCTACAAAGACTATTATTGATAATACCATCTATTTGACATTCAGCACTGCTACTACTGTAACAGGTGAAGCTGGTCCTTCAGGTAAAGATCTACGTGTGTTTCAGGATTCAGTAACCTCATTCACCAGTCTACCTGAACAGGCACTTAATGGTCAAGTAGTTAAGATCAATAATACATCAGCTAATGTAGATGATTTTTATCTACAATATATCCAAACTAGTTCTGGCACTGCTAGTACCTATAGTCAATCAGGTACTACGGTAACAGTAACTACACCAGCTGCTCATGGTTTATCAACCAATAATCTAGTCAATGTAACTATTACAAGTGGTACAGCTGTTAGTGGTACTTATAAAGTAACTGTAACAAACTCTACTACATTCACTTACACTGCTGCTACCAGCTTAACTACCAGCGGTAACTTAACGCTCTTTACAACTAATACTGATGGTTACTGGGAAGAGACTATTGCCCCTAATGTAAGCACTGGGTTCAATGAGGACACAATGCCTGTTGTTCTTATCCGTACAGGATTGAGTCCACTTACATTTAGGGCTACATTCCTGGATGGATCAGAAACAGTTAATAACCTACTACTACAATGGGAACCTAGGCTTGTTGGTGACGAAGAATCCAACAGTCAACCTAGCTTTGTTGGTAATACCATTCAAGATATCTTCCTGTATAACAATAGGCTTGGTTTCCTTACCCAAGATAATGTCTCCATGTCTCAAGCTGGTGACTACTATAACTTCTACAATAAATCAGCTACTACACAAACAGCTGCTGATCCTATTGATTTAAGTTGTGCTAGTATTAAACCAGCTATTGTACGTTCAGTTGTACCTATTACACAAGGTTTACTGTTGTTTAGTGATAGCCAACAGTTCCTTATGGAATCTGAGAATGGAGCATTTACTCCAGCTAATGTCACAATCAATGCTATCGCTAACTATGAATGCGACCGTTATATCAAACCAGTTGACTTAGGTTCTACTGTATTGTATGTCAGTCGTAACCAAAGTTGGACTAGAGCATTTGAGATCTTTACTAGAGGTCAACGGGAATCACCTAGTGTTACAGAAACAACTAAGATTGTTCCTGAGTGGATGCCACAAAGTATTACAGACGCTGTAGGAAGCGCCCAGAATGGCCTGTGGGTAGCCTCTAGTCGTACTTCCAAGTATATGTACCTCCATAGGTTCTATGAGCAGGGAGACGAGCGTCCTATGGCTGCCTGGGTACGTTGGTTGTTACCATCTAATGTGATTCATACAGCTATTCAGAATGATGTTCTCTATGTACTTACAAGCGGTACAGAAGGTTATATTGCAAATCAATATAAACTGGTACAAGCACCTAGCACTGGTGGACTCATTAATAGTCTCGGTAATACTGTAGATCCTTATCTTGATGCATGGTGTGAAGTAACTGATGTTACCATGGTATCACCAGTACCGCCTACTGCACCTAGTTATAGTAACATTACAACTGTTACAAAGGTCTACCTACCTACCTATTTCAATACCACAAAGACTATCAGGTATGTTGTAGGTCTTATTAACTCAATTACTCCAGGTACTCAATCTGGTTATACTAATGTAGCTACTTTACTTAGCGATGGTGGTGGCACATACTTCAATATCCCTGGTGATGTAACTGGTAATTTTATCTATGTTGGTTATGAGTACAACATGGAAGTAACCCTACCTAGGTACTACTATTCATTAGGTGAACAGGGTGTAGACTTTACAGCTGTTACTACAACATCTCGTATGGCATTCTATACAGGTCTTGGTGGTGATATCTATTTCAGCATTAAAGATCGTAGTAGACCTGAATGGTTTAGTATTAGTGGATCACAGATTGCTGATTTCTACACAGCTAATACTTCACCATTTAGAGATACGTTTATTTATAAAGTACCTATTTATCAAAGACCTGATAACTATACGATGAAAGTAACTTCTAATACTCCATTCCCTGTTAGTCTTGTGTCTATGCAATGGGAAGGTCAATACTCACCTGGTTTCTATAGGAGGACCTGATTATGGCTTTACCATATTTGGCTACCTTTGCAATGCAAGGAGCTCAGGCTCTATTTGGGGGCATAGGTGGTCAAGCAGAGGCTGATGCACAAAATAGAGCTATTGAAGCTCAGTATCAACAGAATCTACTTAACTGGAGATACGGTAAAAAGACCACTAAGTTAGACTATCGCCACCAGAAAAAACAGTGGCGGATGGATCAAGGTAATGAGGAAGTTGCACGTAAATGGCAGGATGCAACTAATCTTCAGGACTGGCAGTATAACTTAAAGATCCAAGATTTTGAATATGCCTCCCAGATGAGGCAGTTCAATAAATCTAATCAGATTGCTGATCAACAGCTTACCTTCAATGCTATGGCACAGAAGGCAGCTAATGAAGCAGAGTACCGTAAACTAGAAGATTCTACAAAGGAGATTGCTTTCCAGAATCAAGATATTATTATCCGTGCCTTACAATCTGAAGGTGCTGCTGCTGTTAAAGGACAACAAGGTAGGAGTGCAGAGAAAGCTGGTCAAGCTGAACTTGCAGCTCTTGGACGTAACCAAGCTATCCTTGCTGAATCACTGTTAAGTGCTAGGGCTGATACACAATCTGCTATGCGTAAGATTGCTAATGATAGGTTCGGTGCTGATCTTGCTGCTAATGCATCACGTATGCTGAAGCCTGAACGTCTTCCCACACCACCCAAACCGCTTGCAACACCAGTTAGAAAGTTCCTTGCACCACGAAAGCCTACTAAGTATGACTTCGGTCCACGGCCCACTAAAGGTACTATGGCGTCCTCTACAGGTGCATGGTTGGAAGCAGGTGGTAATATCGCATCATCCGCTCTTGGTGGTATTGGTGCAGAATGGTTTGGATAAACTAATTTAGTCACATTAAAATGGATCAAATTAACTACAGAGGGTACGCCCGCAGTGTAGGTTTCGATCCTGTTAATGCTCCTACGGAAGGGCTGCGTCAAATGGCAGCTCGTGACGACCGTATCATACGTGGTATGGATAAGAACCGTCAGGAGATTAAACAGGTAAGGGATCAATATGGTGCAGCTTTAGAACGTAAGTTTGCTGCTGAGCAACAAGATCGTGATAAGGCTTATCGTTGGAAGCAACAGCTAAGGGAGACTAGGTTTAGGGCACAGGATGCTGCTGCTAGAGTTAACATTCAAAATGAAGCCACACGTGGTAAGAATGCACTATCAACATTAGAAGGTCTAACTAAGTTTAGTACAACTATTGCTGATACTGTAACCGCCATTAAGAAACAGCAAGATGAGCAAGCTACTCTTGATGGTTATATGGAGGTTATGGAGAATGGTGGTATCTCACCACAACAACAAGCCAACATAGATAATACCCAAGCACTTCTTAATCAAGCTGGACAAGCTAGTGATACGATTGCAGAAGGATTACAGCAACGCGGTGTAGATCCTAGTGTTGTTACAAGGCTACTCACTGGTAACAAAGCTAGGGATGTTGGGCGTGTAAGGGCTCATATGGAGATCATCACTGCTGAGTTTCCAGCACACCTCCAGGAGCGTTACGAATCACTTGGTCTATATACAGCTGCTGAAAAAGCCGCTGCTACACCTGAACTACTTCAAGAATATCTTACCAACAACCAAGTATTTGGTCTTAGGTATGACTTCATGGGTGAGTATCTAGTTAAGATGCGTGGTGCTGTTAATGCTCAAGTTGAAGCAGCACGTCGCTCTGATGTAGCTAACAAATCATCCATGATGAGAGATGATGCTACAAGTGAACTCATCCGTATAAAGAGTGGTGAGTCACTTACTGATGCATTTAATGTCATCTCTCGTACGTATGACTCTGATGGTAGGACTCCTCTAGGGCGTGCTGCTGCTAAGAATGAGATCTATAAACTTCTTAGTGATACTACGTTGTTCTCTGATGCTGATGTAGATCGTATCCTTGGTGAAGCACAGACAGATCAAGGTAGTTGGAGGGATCGCTTTCCTCGTGACTATGACAATCTAATCTCTCAACGTCAAGCTGATACTGAACGTGAGCATCAAGTTAGAGATGCACAAGAACGTCGTATGGGCAAGGAGGCAGAGAAGCAACTCCTTGACTGGGTGAAGAGTGAATGGGATGGTAGTGAAGAAACACTTGAATCTATCATCCAACAAGCTAAGCAAGATGGTATCCCAACTGATAGGCTTCAGTCTTACCTTGCCGTTACTACTGAACAACAAAATGAAGACTTCTGGAATGATACATTTACAGAAGCTTATGAGAATGGTACACTGAACGTTGAGGATGTAGATGCTGCTGGTATCCCATTTGAAGTACGTCAAAAGTGGAAGCCATTTGCTCAAGAGTTATCTAATGCACGTAATAACACAGGCATTACATCAAAGGAAGTTGAGCAAGAGTTTAGTGGTGCATTGAAGTTTAACTTAGTTGGTGATAGTACTGATCGTACACCACACGTCAGTCACATCCAGGCTACTAGCTTTGCTCTAAAGGAGTACCACAGGCGTCTTAAGTCATACTCTAAGAATGGTGCGATGTCACCTCCTGAGGCTGCTCAGAAGGCACGGATAGATGTGTTGAATATGATCAACAATAAGTCTGGTGTATTTGCCATGACTCCTTCTGCTGAAGCAGGTGGTACCCAAGCCTTCTATAATAAGTTCACTCCAGGTAACCATAAAGGTGCTCCTACTGGTCTTAGGGCAATCAATACTGAATCAGCTGCTGCTGCATTTGGTAAAGATCCTAATGTAATGAATAGTGCTAACCTTGTTAGTGCTGGTGTTATTACAAGTATTGCACAACGCTTAGAGGCAGGTAGGGGTGTATCGATTCCACCTGTATTCCAAGAGTATGCTAGGGCTACTAAAGGTAAGTACACTGCTGAAGATATTGTCAATGCTCAACTTAAGAAGCATGGCTTTACTCAACAGATCCAACCAGGTGCTGTACAAGCAGTGAAGCAATCTATTAATGATCCACGATTGCAACGTATCTTTGAGAATAACCGTCTTACTCAAGATAACCTGAATACTGCTATCATTGGTAGTGGTAATGCACCTGCTACTGTACGTGTCGGTCAAGCTGGCTTCCAAGATGTTATTGCACTTGGGCAAGCTTCTGGGTTTAGATTCCCACAAGTGATGGCTGGTATGTGGGCACTAGAAAGTGGTTGGGGTAAGTACCATTCCGGTAAGAATAATGTATTTAACATTAAAGATTACAGTGGTGGTGGTACATTGATGAATGGTAGTCGTTGGAGGGATTACAACTCTGTGTTGGATTCAGCTAAGGACTTTACTGAACTCATGAAGAATAGCCGCTATGCACCTGGCTTATCAAAAGCTAGGACACCACGTGAGGCAGTACAAGCTATTGCAGCTGCTGGTTATGCAGGTGGTGAATCTGATTATGTAGATAAGGTCATTCGTGTTATGAAAGGTCAAGGTGTTAACGTTGATCAACCCTTCTCAACTTCTAGTTCTGCTACACGTAATCAAGGTCATATGACTCCTACCCTTGCTTATATTACTGGTGATATCGGTCCTACATCTACTGGTGAACATCTTGATGTGAAGCAAGAGAATCGTCAACGGTTTGCTGAGAATGCACTAGATAACTTTGTAGAGATTCAAGATCCTGAATATGGTCGTATTACCCTTGGTGCTTTGAAACAGAAGCTACCTGGTAGAGGTGATAGTTTTGATGAACACTTGGCTCGTGGTTCTCATGGTATTGATTACCCCACTGCTAAAGGTACAAAGTTATTCATTAAAAATGGAGCTAGAGTTGTTAGTAAAACCACAACTGCTCATGGAGATAAAGTGGTTATTCAGTTGCCTGATGGCAGGCGTTTCAGTTTCTTACATGGTAAATCTACATGACACAATCCCCCTTTTATACTGATGAAGAGCTGGAAGCCTATGAAAACCAGGTAACACCAGCTGAAGCCAGTACTAAAACACCTGAGACTGTATTCCGTGAGAAGACACCGGAAGAGAATAAAGCAGCAGGTAATGTTCAACCCGTTAAAGGTCCTGAGGCACAAGCTAGGGGACAGATGATGGGTACAGGTCAACCACAACCTCAAGTCAATCGGGGTTCTGGTTTTATTTATGGTAGTGGAGATCCTAATGCTACTCTTGGTGAAGATGTAGGAGCTTATGCTACACGTACCTTAGAGCGTATGGGTTCTCTTGGTATGGGTCTTATTGACTTCGGTATGGATGCAATAGGACGTATCCCAGGTGCCCAAGGTATTGATGATGCTTGGGATAAATATACTAAGTTTAGTAATCCCGGTATTCAGAAGGTACGTGAAGCTGCTTCTATTATCCTACCGTCTATTATGGCAGGACAAGGTAGCTTTAGGGCTGCCTCTAAAATAACTGGTTCTGGTGGTCTTGCACGTGGTCTTGCTACACTAGGTCTTACTACTACTGCTGATGTTGGTGTTAACCTAATTAGTGATCAAGCTGAACGTGATGAAACATTCACTACCTTTATCCATAAGACAGCACCTTGGATTCCTGTTGTTCCTGGTCTTATTAACCAAGATGGAGATTCACCTGCAGTAAGGCGTACACGTAATGTATATGAATCTGCTGCTCTTAATGTTGTTGGTGATTTGATTGGTTATGGCTTTGAAGCTTTGAAAGCTGGTAAGCGTGGTATCATGCATTGGTTTGAACCAAATGATGCTACTGCTAAGGCATATAAAGCAGAAGAGATTAATAACAATGCTGACCCTGCAACTGCTGTCCGTCTGTCTGAGATTGAAGGCGAGAAGGAGGTAGCTCAACAACAAGCTGCTGCACTTGCTCAACAAGCACTGATGGATCCCATCAATGGCCCTGCACTTACCATGCAAATGGATGAGGCTATGAGGGCCGCTAAGGCGCTTGAAGATGAGGGTGTGGAACTTACCATGGAATACGCCTCTAAGGGCTATTCTAGGCTCACAGAGAACCCTGTGGAGAGCTATGTGGAGCGTATGCAAACCAGCCGTGATGTTCAAATTGATGACATCGGTAAGGGTAGGTATTTTGATGCACCTGAAGGGGAAGCTGATGCATTCATTACACGTAATATGTTCCCTGAAGGTTCGACTGCAACACTAAGTCAATCTCCAGGTAATATCGCACGTAACATGGCAGATACTACTCACATCAAAGAAGTATCTTATGGTAAGGGTAGTCCTGCTCCCATTATGTCTGAACGTGCTTATTATGATATTGCTAAAGGTAATGCAACCACTCGTGATATTATCCTTGATATTGCCGAAGGTGCTAGGAAGGCAGGTGACTTTGATGCTGTAGTAGATGGCTTCCGTTATACCAAACAGCATATGTCTGAAGGTGCATGGAAGATCTATCGTGATATCGTAGTACCTGATGTAGAGCTGGATGCAGTAAAGAAAGTATTCATGGATAATCGAAGTGTTCAAGGTATGCTTGACGGTCGTAGAATATCCTATGTTAACGAAGCACAGGCTGAAGGTATTGCCTTGGCTCTTCGTGATCTCACTGATAAATACATCGGTAGGTTGTCTGCTGAGACCTCTGCACGTGCTATGGATACTGTAGCACGGGAAGCTACTGACTTTGCTGAAGGTTATAAGGCATTCCCTGAGACTGCTGATTATGATCGTGTGACTGAAGCACTTGCTGATCGCATGGGTTATTTGATGACTGAATTTGGTCTCAATAAATTCATTGCTGGTTGGGCACTAAAGAATCACGATAGGTGGCAACGTATGGTACAGAAAGCACCTGACCCTGCTGCTGCACTTAAAGGTTATTCCAAAGAGCTGGATGATGCTCTTGCTATGATGACAACTCGCGGTCAACAGTACCGTAATATGATTGTCACTACAGCACGTGAACATCCTGAAGCTATGCAAGCTTTGATGAATGCATTCTCCCTTACTAAAGGTGATGTAGACACTTACGATAAGCTGATGAAGTACACTGCTCAACAAGTCAGCCCTATGGGTATCTTGTTTAGTGGTGGTGAAGGTATAAATGCCTTTGCTCAAGGTGCATGGAGTGTTGTCTATAATAACATCCTGTCTGGTATCTCAGCTGTACGTGCTGTTGGTAACAACCTTAATATGCTAGCCCTTAAACCTATTACTGCCTACATAGGTACTGGTATGGGTTATATGATGGGCACTCATACTAAGAAAGACTTTGCTCGTCTTGGTTATATCCACGCTAATACTTGGGAGGTTTCTCGTAAAGCACTAGGTGCTATGTGGGATACATATCAAAGGGCATGGAACAATGGTAAGTGGGGTAATGATGCTACTTGGGATCCTAAGCAACTTGTACGTGATGATCTGATGGATCCTAACCCTACGGTATGGGATACATTAGCTGAGATGGAACCTGTATGGGAACAGAATGGTGATATTGGTAAGTTGTATCAATATCGTGTTGCACGTTTCCTGTATGACTTAGGTAACTGGCGTTGGGCTAAGTATGGGACCAATGGTCTTGTATCTGCTGATGCTTTCGTTACTACTACCCTGGCTCACCAAACTGCACGATTGCATGGCTTTGAAGAGGTATGGGACATCGGCTTTAAGGGTGAAGAGATGGCTAACCTTCTTAAGAAGTCCACTCAACTTGCCTATGATGAGATGTTCGATGCTACTGGTATGTTGACTGATCAAGCTGCTAGGTATGCTGCCGGTGAGATTGCATTGAACCTTGAGGATGCAACAGCTAACTGGGTTACGATGGGTGTGAACAAAGTACCTGCTGCTAAGCCGTTGTTTATGTTCCCCAAGACTGGTATGAATGCAGCTAAGGTAATGGCTTCCTACACACCACTAGCTCTTATCCCTGGCTCTTCTAGGTACTCTAAAGTACTGATGGCTGGTAATGACATTGAGAAGATTACTAAAGCATTACAGGAGCATGGTATTGACTTTGCTACTCAACCTAATGCTATGGCTATCTACAAAGGTCTCCAGGCAGAATACATGGGTCGTGTTGCCTTTGGTGCTGGTCTAGCATTTAGCCTACATGGTTATGCAATGGCTGGTAACATCCGTGGTAATGGTCCTCAGAACCCAGCCGAACGTCAAAAGCTACGTGATAACTTTAATTGGCAACCTAAGACCATTAACATCGGTGGTAAGTGGGTTAGTTATGCTGGTCTACCTCCATTTGATCCAGTGCTTACAATGATTGGTGACCTTGCTTATTACCAACGAGATATTGGATCTACTGTTGCTGAAGATTGGCTTGGTAAGATTGGTTATACCTTTGCTATGACCTTTGCTAATCAAACATGGTTGGCTGGTCTTGAGCCTTTGGTTGCTATTATGAACCAAGAAGGGGGAGCAGCAGAACGTATGCTTGCTAATCAAGTTCGTTCCTTTGTTCCTCAGTCTGGTAC